GCTCGCTGGACCCGCAGGCCGCGCGGCCCGCCGAAAGAACCTATTTCATATTTCCAATTCGTCCGGCTCTTCCGCTTCGTCGTTGATCTCTCCCGTTTCAGGGTCGATGTCGTATGCTCCCGAAAGTTTCTGCTTTGCAAGATTATATTTCCGCTCTTCAAGCCGCAGGCGGCGGCTCTCCATCTCATATCCCTTGATGGAATCAAGCAGTTTGATAATGCGCCCGTGTATTCTGTTCAGTTCGGCTTCTAACTTCATAGCCCGGTCAAATGCGCTTGCCTTTATGACAGTCTGCATTGTCACCGTGTAGCCCTCACGTTCAAGGGCGCGTTCCTTGTCGCCCGTGGTGTCCTGCAAGGCGGCAATCTCACGTTGCAGGGTTTCCAACTTCTTTTCCTGCTGTCTGGTTGGTTTCTTCCCGTCGCTCCCGTCCATATCCCAAATCAGGGAATCTTCTTCCCGTTGCAGGGCTTCCAACTTCTCCCGCTGTTGTTCTAATCGTTTTGTCCCTTTTGGGGCGCGCATTTCAACAACACGGTCAATATAAAGCGCGGCGGGGTCGCCATGTTCCAGCGCGGCAATCTTGTTTTGCAGGTCGGCTTCCTTTGCAATCAGTGTTTGCAGTTCTGCAAGCATATTTGTTTCTGTGTCCAGCGTGATTCCCTCGATATACTCTCGCTGTTCCTGCGGTAGATCGCATAGGCGGACCGTGGAATATGCCCCGTGCGTTTCGGCATTTTTATTCCCTACGGGCGCGCCCGCGCCCACGGCATTTTTATTGCCCGGCTGTCCGCCGCGTTTTCGCTTCGGTTTCTGTGCGTCAAGGTCTGCCTGCCAATTATCAAGGCTTTTCCATTTTCGGACCTGTTCAGCCCTTACGCTGAATTCTTCCGCAAGCTGTTTCGCCGTCATGGTTCCGCCGGATTCAAGCCAAGCCCGGCGCACTTTGTCCCGCTCCGGGCTTCTCGCTTTTGCCACTGTCTACGCACCCCCTTTCGTTTGTTTCCTATTTTTCGCCCCGCATACTTCCGCGGAAGCGTGTAAAAAACGGGCCATGTTCAAAACATGGTCCGTTTTCTGCACTCGAACGGCGCGGAGGAATACGCCGTCCGAATCGTTGTGTTCATTTTCCACAATACCAATTTTACCACGGAAAACGGGCAATGGGTGGTAATCTTATTTTTCCGGGAAGCGATAGCGCGAAATGATTTTGTTTGCGCTGAAATGCCTTGCCAGACAGTCCAGCGCGGCGGCGCGGATATTCCGGCATTGCCGCGGGCTGTAATTTACTCGCGCCGAAAGCCGTTCCCATTGTTCGCCCTCTATGTAAAACCCCTGAATCAACGCTTTTTCGGTGTAATTCAGGCATTTCAATTCTTCCGCGATCTCTGCTTTTATTTTCCCGATTTCCTCTATCTCGCGCCGCAATCGGTCAATGGTCTGTGTAACAGAACGAGGGATATTCAGCACCACACGTTCAACGGGATTTGAAGTCGTACCTTTCCCGTGCGGCATGCCGTCGGAATTGACCGCCCCTAACGTCGAATAATACTGATCTTCGAGGTTCTTAATAACCCGCTCGTTCATTTTGATTGCTTTGTCTGCGTCCCTGTAATAACGCAGAATCACAATAACTTTTTCCCTGTTCACGTCCGCTTCCTCCGCTCTGCTTTAGGGCGGCTTATATATCCGCCGATAAATTCGTGTATTTTCCACCCGCCGGATTTCTGCCCGGTATCGCTGTTCGATTATCTTCGCCCGCGCCCTATTCCGCTTCCTCCGACGGACGCGCGGTTCAATGTCTATCGGCTCCAACTCTTCCGCCAGTTCACGAAATACCGCTGTCAGCTTGTCGAACGCCTCCCGAATCGCGCCCGAAATGAAGTTTAGTGCGTCCAAAATCTTTTCAGTTGCCTCTTCCACGGTAAACGTTGTTCTTTCAGCGTATTTTCTCGCGGCTTCTCTTATGCTTTCGGTCTGTTCCGCAGTAAATCCGGCCAATTCGATTTTGTCCATCTGCACGCCCTCACTCTTCCGCGGGGGAACAGATATATTCCACCGAACACAAGATTTTCAGCATCTTCCCGCAATGCGGACAATGCACGGGACCGACGGCCTGCGTCCCGAATGTGTTATATCTCGTGACCTGCCCCGCGTCGAACTTCTCACCGCAACACGGGCAAATCCCTTTCCCGACGCACCGCGTTTCTTTCTGCGGCTGTCTTTCCGCCCCCGTTCGCCCCTGCGCGTCCTCTGTGGGCTTTTCGGCCCCCTCCGGGTCCATCTTCACCGCCTGCGGCTTCTGCCCGTCCTGCGCGTTCTGCGGGCCGTCTGTGGGGTGTTCCGCCCCCAGCTCTTTGTCCCATTCGATTTTCGGAGGCGGGACGGCGGAGGGAATGCAATGCGCCGCGGGCGGCGTGTGTTCGTCCCGCTCCCGGACGGGTTCAGCAGGCGGCGCAGTTTCTTCCAGTTCCTCCGGCGGCTGTTCGGCCTGCGGCGGGGGAGGGGGAGGGGCCGTCTGCGGCTTCCGCTCCCGCGCGGCCTTGATGGAGATTTCCCCGGCTCTCTGGTATTCCTCGAACGCGGCCCGCTGGTCCTCTTCCGGCAATCCCGCCAGTTCATAGGCGGTCGAAAGGTTTATGCGGTCTGCTTTCAGTTCTTCTTTGAACTCCGGGGACAGGTGGCGAATAATGGTGTCATACCGCCCAATCTGCGCCGGGCTGGTATGAAGCACTTTTGCGATAAAATCGCGGGTTCCGTCCGCCTGAACCTCGCTGTCCCCGAACACGGTTTTGACAATCCTTTGCAGGACGGCCACGAACCGCGGGCGGGTCTTTGCCTTTTCCAGCACGTCCCGCAAGTAGCGCACTTCCTCGATCTTGTCCCACGCCGTTTTCTCCCGCTGGGAGTTGGTGACAATCAGGTTCAGGCCGTCCCGGATTTCCTGATCTTCCGCCGCTTCCTCGTTCGGCTCCACGGAACAGGTGACGAATTCATATTGCGGCTTTCCATCTTCCACAAGGGCCAGCGACGCGAGGCGGCGGCGGTGGCCCGCAATGACTTTGTATTTCCCGCCGTCCAGCGGAACGACGGTCAGGTTTTGCAGAACTTTCCCGGCGATCTCGATTGCCGCTTTCAGTTCTTCAATCTCCCGCATGGAATAGAAATTATCTTCCGACGGCACAAGGTCAAAGACGCTGATTTTCTTAATCTCGCTTTCAGCGGGGCGGGGCGGGTTGTCCCCGCCCTCCGCCGCCTGCCGCGACGCATTGTTCAAAATCTGATTCAGATTGAATTTTCCCATGATGTACGCCCCTTTCTGTCCGAATCGGACGGTTTATCTGTGTACGCCAATTCGTCCGGCACCTGTAATCAGTTTGAACGCTTCCCGGCACCCGTCCGGGTCCCCGCAACCGGGCCAGAATCCCGCTCGGCAAAAGCGTTTGTCCGTCACGTCGTCCACGTCCAGCCGATCACAAATCCCGCATTGATACGCCCGTATTTTCCCGTTTTTGCAATACTCCGGGGACAGCTTCTTTTCCTTCATGCCTTTCCCCTCTGCAAATATTCCCGCACGAAAGCGATATAGTCCATAGCGGTCCCACTCCGGCGGCTGTATTCCGCAATCGGCATTTCCGAAAAGGTGCTTTCGGTGACTTTCTCCGAATACCGAATGCGGGTGTCAAATACGGGGTATTCCGGGCGGCTCCGCAACCACGCTTCGCCCTGCTTCTCCGCGTCGGCCCGGATAAAGCAGGTAATCAGGCACCCGGCCAGCCGCAAGCGCGGGTTCAAGTCGTCCCGCGTGTCCTCGATCTGTTCTTTCAGTTCGGCCAGCCCGTCGAAAGCGTACTTGTCAATCTTAATCGGAATAATCACGTCATCGGAGGCAACAAGGGCGTTTATCGTGGAAATGTTGATGTCCGGGGCGTTGTCGATAATGCAGAAGTCATATTGCCCCGCTACGGGGTCCAGCGCGGCCCGCAGGCGCGTTTGCTGTGGCCGGGTGGTGTCCATCAAGACTTCCATATTTGCGCGAATCAGCGTCATGTTAGCGGGCAATACGTCGATATTCTCGAACCGGGTCTTTTTGATGACCTCCCGCACGTCCAACCGCCGGGCGGTCAGAACGTCGGAAAGGCTCTTTTCGTCGTAGGAATGGACCCCGAACGCCTTTGACGTGTTGCCCTGCTTGTCGTTATCCACAAGCAAAACCCGCTTATTGTGGAAAACCGCGAGGACGTGGGCCATGTTGTCGGCGGTTAGCGTCTTTGCAACGCCACCTTTCAGGTTGATAATGGAGATAATTTTCATCGGTCAAACCTCCTTGTTGTATTTGCCCCGCTCCGGCGGGTCGATTATTTCCGCTTCTTCCGCGGCGGCGCTTCCAACCGCACCAACGGGCCGCGTCCGTCCAGTTCATACAGGAACACGGTTTCCCCGGTCTGTGTGCTGTGCTGGCAAACAACGTCGGTGATCGTGCGGACCGCCGCCGGAAATTTGAATGCCAGTTCCGGCGGGCGAATTTCCCGTTCAGTCACGATCTTGTCGCCTATCTCATAGGGACAGCAGGCGGAAATTTTTATGGTTGTCATGTTGTCGCCTACTTTCTGTTCTGTCCGGCGCGGCGTTACTCGAACCGTCGCTTGATGAAGTCCACGAATTCCGGCGGAAGTGGGCCGCTTTCATCCCCTGCAATCAGCATTACGCCTCCGCTTTGTGTCGCGGCT